GATGATAGTGAAATCAAAAAAAAATTTTGGTTTATAAATTTTCACATTGATACAACATCTTAAAAAATAATAAGATCAATTAGGAATAACTTTAGACCAAAAAAAAAGGGCACTGAGAAATTAATCTCAATGCCCTTTAATTTATTTATTTGGATAAATTTTATAACAAGAATAATTACCATTAATCCAATGATACACTCCCCAATAAAAATAATCTTTATCATTTTTATTTAAGTCGCATGGTGGTGGTGTCATTATTAATTTCATAAGTAATAGCCTCCAGACCTATCTATCTCTAGATATTTGTTTTATTGCGGTAGTATTATTTTTTGCAAAAAATAATAAATGCCATACTGCAATGTCATAAGGTTTTCTTGCGGTCTTACAAAAATTAAAAGATAAATCTTCACCAACGTAAGATTCTTCTTTTCTAGGGTGTTTACATAAAACAAAAGTTTCATGATCTAAACCACCTATTGAATTTCCATTAAAGACAATAACATCATCATCATCTTTTAATTTCCATTCTTTTTTTGCTTTTTCAGATTCATCAATAATTATACCCTCGCATATTTCTTTAATATAATCATATTCATCTTTTACTCTTTTCCATTCACTTTCAGAAAAAGATTTTTTTGAAAAACTAGAATTTTTATTAGGCACAGATTTAAAAGAATATCCTACAGGAGTTATTACTGCTCTAAGAGACATATACCCAAACACTAAAAAGGGTTTAAAACATTTACGAGAAAGTAAAACAAAAGATAATGTAGAAAAAAAATACACAGGCGGCAAAGTAGGCGATAAGTATTATGGCGGTGGACCTGTTTATCCTAGACCTACTAAAGGCGATTAATGCTACTACCTGAAAAAAAGAAATCAAAAGAACTCACCGAGAAACAACAAGGTTTCTTAGACGCATACTTTGCAGAGGGTGAGAAAACCTTTGGGAACATTACCCAAAGTCTATTACATGCAGGCTATTCAGAGACCTCTAGGTCTTCAGTGTCAAAGGCTATGCGACCTCACATAATAGAAAGAGCAAAAGAGTTGTTAGCAACGACAACAGCCAATGCAGTAGGACAAATAAAAGATGCACTATCTGGTGGTAATGATGAACCTATCGCCAGACAGAAACTACGATTTGAAGCAGCAACAGACATCTTGGATAGATGTGGTATATCTAAACGACAGGAAATTGTATCAGAGAACAAACATGTACATGCTGTTGTATTGCTACCTGCTAAAAAAGCAGAAGCTATAGATTTATCAGATGTTGAGGCTGAAGTTGTCGGAAGATAAGAAAAAAGGAAGACCTAAACTAAAGGCAGGAGAGAAAGGTAGATACAATCTCTCAGCAAAAGAAAAAGCTCGCAGAGCTACTATGGCACAGATTCGCTATAGAGATAAAAAGATAAAGAAGCATACGAACCAAGTAAAGAGGCAGAAGCAATTAAAGAAAGAGAAGATAGAGAAGTTCAAGACGCTGGACAAGGGTCTGCAGGGAAAAGCTGCGATACCCCAGGATGTCCTTGCGGATGCACCAACTGCGGTGAAGGAACTTGTTGCGGACAGGGAAGTTGCGTTCAATCCGAATCAGGGTCCTCAGACTGAGTTCCTAGCAGCTCCTGAAAGAGATGTTCTTTATGGAGGTGCAGCAGGTGGAGGTAAATCCTACGCCTTACTTGCAGATGCATTAAGAGATGCCCACAACCCAAATCATAGAGGGTTGCTTCTCAGAAGAACATTGGGCGAACTAACAGAGCTTATAGATAAAAGTAGGCAATTATATATGAAGGCTTTCCCAGAAGCTGTTTTTAAAGAAAGTAAATCGACATGGATATTTCCATCTGGGGCTACGATTTTATTTTCATATTTGGATAGAGATACAGATGTTACAAGATATCAAGGACAAAGTTTTAACTGGATTGCAATCGATGAAATCACGCATTACCCAACTCCTTACGTTTGGGAATACCTTCGTTCAAGACTCCGTACAACGGATCAAAGCATTGTACCTTACATGCGTTGCACAGCTAACCCAGGTGGAGTCGGTGGTTGGTGGATTAAAAAAATGTATATTGACCCTACCAAGTCAAATACTCCTTTTTGGGCTAGGGATGTGGAGACGAATAGAATCTTACGTTATGGGTCTAGTAACGCAGAAAAAGCAGGAAAACCCCTCTTCCAACGAAGATTCATCCCAGCAAGACTAACGGACAATCCATATTTGATGGCTTCAGGGGAATACGAAGCCATGTTGAACTCTCTACCAGAGGTAGAACGTAGAAGATTATTAGAAGGAGACTGGGATGTCACGGATGGTGCAGCGTTTGCTGAGTTTGATAGGAGTCGACATGTGGTTGAGCCTTTTGAGATTCCTAGGTCTTGGGCTCGTATTAGGGCTGCAGATTATGGTTACTCTAGTCCTTCTTGTGTACTTTGGGGTGCAATCGATTTTGATGGGAATCTTTGGATATATAGAGAATTATATGGCAAGGGATTCACAGGGGAGCAATTAGCTGAAAGAATACTTGAGCTTGAATATGATGATCCCACAATCCAGACTGCTGTTTTGGATGAGTCCTGTTTTAGCAGAACTGGTCATGGTCTTAGTATTGCTGAGTCTATGAACAGATTGAATTTAAGATTTATGGCTTCTAACCGAGATAGGTTAGCAGGGAAAATAGAGATGCATAAACGATTAGGCAATAATGATTTAGATGAACCACGTTTACGTATCTTCAATAATTGTAAGCATTTGATTAGAACGCTACCTACATTACCTCTAAGCAAAACAAACCCAGAGGATGTAGATACAAAAGCAGATGATCATGCTTACGATGCACTTCGCTATATGTGTATGACACGTTTAGTGAATAGTCCATACTATCATCCTAGATTTAGAAAACCTAGACAATATGATAGATATGTACCTAACGATCCAATTTTTGGATATTAACTTTAAAGGAGAAAACAATGCCGTTAATGCAAGGTTATAAACAAGGCGACCTAGGACAAGAAGACGAGTCTAAACTTTCTAGAATGAAAAAAGAAGGTTGGGATAAAGTTTCTGTGTCTCATGGAGCTGAAACCACAGTAGATGGTGGTAATCTTAAAGGTATGAAAAAGAATCAAGTAGATTCTAATTTCAATACTTTGGCTGATCAAAAGGACTACTAATTATGGCTGATTTAGGTGAACTGGTAGGCACTGACGAACAGGAAGATATTACTCAAGAGAGTATGTCTGGTTTAGCAGGCTACATAAAAGGTAAGTATAAAGAATCTGAAGATGGTCGTCTATCAGACGAACAACGATGGCTTAAAGCTTACAAGAACTACAGGGGAACTTCTGAGGATAGTGAAGACTATAGAAAGTCAGAACGATCTAAAGTTACTGTAAAAATAACTAAAGTAAAAGTATTAGCTGCTTTTGGGCAGTTAGTAGATATTTTATTTTCGCAAGGTAAAGTTCCTATATCTGTAGAGTCTACCCCTATGCCAGAAGGCGTAGAAGAGTTTGTTCACCTAGAAACACCATTAGATCAGCAATTAGAACAGTCAGACCCTTATGGGTTTGAAGGAGATGGTAGAGAATTACCAGCAGGAGCTACAGAAGCTACTGAACTAGAATTAGGTCCTTATGAAGATGATATGGCTCAGGCTAATTTAGCCGCAGGTCCATCTAATATGGGAGAACCGCAACTATCTCCAGCCAAGGAAGCAGCTAGAAAAATGGAAAAACTTATCCATGATCAGTTACTAGATGCTTCAGCAGTTTCCGAACTCAGAAAAGGTATCTTTGAACAGTGTTTATTAGGTACTGGTATTATAAAAGGACCATTTAATCATACTAAGACTATACATAAATGGTCTTCAGATGATGAAGGTAGATTTTACGATCCAGAAGAAAAGGTTGTGCCTAGATTAGGTCATGTTTCTTGTTGGGATTTATATCCTGATCCTTCAGCATTAAGTCTAGAAGATGCAGAATATATCATAGAAAGACATAGAATGAATAGATCACAATTACGTGCTCTAAGACATAGACCTTTCTTTGATGTAGATGCTATTGAAGCATGTCTTACTATGGGAAGTTCTTATGAAGAAAGATATTTTGAAAACGATTTATATGCAGACAATGATCCTATATATAATGAAGATAGATTTGAAGTACTAGAATATTGGGGTGTATTAGATGCTGCTATGGCAGAAGAAATACAATTAGACTTACCAAAAAATACATCACCTCTAGATCAAGTACAAGTAAATGCTTGGATATGTGGTAATCAAATACTAAGAGTAGTATTAAACCCATTCGTACCAGAAAGACTACCTTATCAAGTATTCCCATATGAAAAGAACCCCTACAGATTTTTTGGTATAGGTGTTCCTGAAAATATGGAAGATGCACAGTTACTAATGAATGGTCATGTTCGTATGGCTATCGATAACTTAGCACTAGCTGGCAATTTAATTTTTGAAGTAGACGAAAACATGATGGTACCAGGTCAGTCTATGGATATATATCCTGGTAAAATATTTAGGAGACAGTCTGGAGCTCCTGGTACTGGTATTACAGGAATTAAGTTTCCTAGTACAGCAGTAGAAAATCTTCAGATGTATGATAAAGCAAGGCAACTTGCTGACGAAGAAACAGGTATACCTAGTATTGTTCATGGTCAAACTGGCGTGACTGGTACTGGTCGTACTGCAGCAGGATTATCTATGTTAATGGGTTCAGCAGGTTTAGGCATTAAAACTGTTATCAAGAATATAGATGATCATCTTCTTAGACCTCTAGGAGAAAACATGTTCATGTGGAATATGCAGTTCTCAGAGGATGAAGATGCAACAATGGGTGATTTGGAGATTAAACCTAAAGGCACAACGTCTGTAATGATGAAAGAAGTAAGGTCACAAAGATTAACGATGCTACTACAAACAGTATCTAATCCTATGCTTGCTCCTTTTGTGAAATTACCTACGTTGATTAAAGAACTAGCAATAGCTCAGGATATGGAACCTGATGAGTTAGTTAATGATGTTAACGAAGCACAAATATTTGCTGAAATTTTAAGAGGTTTAAATGGACAAGCAACTGGCGAAGAGGCTGCTGCCTCTGGTGAACAACAACCAAACATGGGAGCCCCTGAAGGAGTTCCTGCAGGAGCAAACCCTGCTGATCCAACAGGCGTTGGTGGTGGCACAATCGGAACAGGAACTACGCCAACTCCAGGGGAAGGCGGCTTTACTGGGAATGTTACTCCAATTACAGGACAGGGTGAGGGCGGAGTCTAAACGTGAAGACAGTAGGTGATCTTAGAGAAGTAATTGGTATTCCTAGAGAAGGTTTTGTTCGTGAAGAAGATTTTCCACCTTATTATGATGATGATGGGAATGTCATAGGCTATGATACAAGAACAGAATTAGGTAAAAAGCTAGGTCCTAAATTTAACTATGAGCCCCTAATTAAAAATAGAACACCTAAAAAAAAGATGAAAAGTAACTCTACGATAGATAAAATATTTAATGCTATGCCTACTATACGTAGGGAAGTAATAGAAGATTCATTTAATACCATAGCCTTAAGAGAATCAAATAACAACCCTCAAGCATACGAAGAAACTGATGATGGTTTAGGAGGACCAGGTAGAGGTCTTTATCAATTTAATACAGGTAAAGACGGAGGTGCTCAGACTGCTATGCAGCGTATACTAAATTTAATGGATAATTATAAGTTACCTAATTACCTTTCGCCTATGGAATTTACAGAAGAAGAAAGAGAATTATACTATAACAAAGCAAAAAGATTAAGAAATAATCCTGATATAGATTTAGCACAAGAAGATGAAGAATTTCAAAATTTAGCCATGTTAGCACATAAAGTGTATGATAGAGGATGGTCTATGGAAAAAGTATCTAATGGAACAGATAGTTATTTAGAAAGTTGGTTAAATAGTCATTGGAAAGGTAAAACTGAAGAAGGCAAACAATTTGAAAGAGATAAATGGGAGCAAGAACAATTTCCTTTATATTATGGTAAATCTTCTGGGGGTTTTATAAATATGCAAGAAGGTGGTCTAACACCAGATAGTGAAGGCATAATAACTTTACCTGATACAGGAGTAATACAAGACGAAATAGAAACTCCAGTAGATACCGAAGAAGGTTTCTATTCTGTAAACCCTGCTCCAGGAGA